CGTCAGGTACCACCTGGTCTGGAAATGAACTGTTATAATTGGTTGATATCATTTACATTATTTTTGAGCTTGCCCCTTTATTGTTATATTTTTTTATCCCTAATGGAGTTGACCTTAATTCTCTTTTGGGAGATGGTCTATATTTATTTTTGTTACAAGCCATTATGGCTAATCCTGAGCTTATGGAAGCATCATGCTTAGTTCTGTTATTTATATTAAACTTCGCCCAGTCCTCTAGAGTTCTTTGGAAATAAGTTGTACCATATCCATTTTCTGTTAAACCCACATGATCTTCTATGTAAGCTTCAATAGCGGCCGCGTGCGCTTGCTTTATATCTTCACTTGAATTTGGCATACCACCAATTTCTCTTTCAGTAACAGACAGTTTAAGTTTGTCTGGTCTATTCATACTGTATCCCCTGTATCCTCTTCTTTTAAAATGGTACAGTAATCTAGGTTTGTTATTTTCAGCAAGTATTGGCATCCCGTAAAACACACAAGCCATAAGTACATCTTCAAAAAATATATCAGCCGTTTGAGGCCTAGATATGTACTCTAAGAAAAATGTATTAATAGGGGCATTCTCCATACTAAACTTAGTTAAGCCGTGCAAGGCTCCTTTAGAACCCTTACCATCAACTGTCCCTGATATATCATAACTATCACAACCAAAAGCACCAATGTGTTCGTTGCCTGGCCACCTTAATCCATTTTTAAATAGTACATTATTTTGTAATACTAAATCAGGTATCCAAGATATAAAAAATCTTCCTTCTTTAGTCGGAGCAAATATAACTTTAGAATCTTTAATGCCACCTTCCCAATAAAAATTACCTTGGGTTACTGTGCTTGTATTTCTTAAATCTTCGTTGTAATCAATTTGCTCGTATATTTTTGTTAGATTAAAAAGCGACTGCTTTGCTTCATCTCTAAATGCGTGTTTAGTTGTACGTGGAAATTGTCTGTAAAATTCATTTAAACCATCTTGGTCGTCTCTAAGCCCTTCAACTTCGTTGTTCCAATACTCTATAACACCTGTTTTAATTTTCTCCCCCTGAGGGCCTAATACTGTACCGGTCGGCTTATCGAATACAGGTAAGCCATAAGAGTCAATGTATCCTTCGTAGTTCCATTCCATAGGTATGAACAAAGAATAGAGTCCTGAACGAGTCTGTCCATTGGCGTTTCTTTTCGTAACATCTGAGTCATTGTAAAGTTTTCTAAAATTTTCACCACCTTTATCTAGCGAGTTTGATGTTGATCCCATCATACATTTACCAACAATTCTACTACCTAGTCTTAGTGTTGTTTTAGTTACTCGCCAATTGTTTAATATGTTATCTGGTCTTTCCCACTTTCCACTTTCATCGTGGACTAATAGTTTTAATTTTTCTCCATCATAGGAGTTATCACCTGTGTTTTTCCAATCAATAGTTGTATCTAATCCCTCAAGATCTTTTTGCGCTTCGTTGGCTTCAAGTTTCTTACGGGTAAGCTTGGATGCGGGGACACGATAGGCAAGTTCGGTTTTGGGCCTGTCCATACCGTCTTGGATGGGCTTAAAGAAGAACGGGTAGTTGACGGATATCGGTACGACCTTGTCTGTGAACATCTTCTTAGCGTCAGAGCCAGACTTTGACAATATTCCAAACCGTGAATCCGAGGATATTGTTGCGAGGTTAACAGTTTCAGCTGAGGACATGAACGAAAATCCACTCCTACGGTTTTTAAGATATGACATTCCATAGCATCGTGAGTCGGCCTTGCAAGCTTCCCAGAATATAAAGAATAATCTATTTGATTCCCTAAAGTCTGCTGCCCCAACATCAATTTTGGACCACTGCAAGTACATAAAGTGAGAACCAGTAATATAAATATACTTATTCTTGTTATAAAACCATAAGCCTTCATCGCGCCTTTTGAATTCTTTATCAATATAGTCATACCATTTGTTTCTAAAGTGTTCTGGCTTTGCCTCCCAGTCAGATACATTTTTTATTTTACTTAGTTCTTTGGGGTAGGCTTCTTTTTCCCATTTTTTAGATTCAGACTTAACTTGCTCTTCTCTCTTAGGTAAAGCAATTTTAAGATTTTGAATCTCAATAATATCTTCAATTTGACCGGTCTTGCTTATTACAACAACATCATAATCTTCGTTATACCCATATTCCCATTTTTTAGATTTGTTATTTTTTTTAATAACACTTTCTTTTATATGATCGGGTAGTTGTTTTACTAATTGCTGTTCGTAACTCATTTCGATCTTCCTTCAGCAAAGCCTTTAAATTTGGCTTGTTTGCTATTAGTATCTTTCGTCTCTAAGTAACCCTCTTCTTCTTCAATACGGTTAAGTATTTCAAACGCATCAAATATAGCTAGCTTTTTAGTAGCTGCTGCATTTTTAAGTCTATCAGCGGATATATCATCATCAGAATCAACAATAGCTTCTTTTGCTACCTTAATTAATTCCTCAACTGCTTTCTGCCCAGCTTGGATTATACTCCTTTTCGTTTCCTCTACGTTCATATTTAATTACAATATCATTTGATTTCATACAATAAAGCCTTTGCTTATTAAACACAAATTCAAACTCACGTAATGGTTTAAATCCAACAAGATCTCCTGGGCTTATATTAAGCGCCTCTAGCTCGCTGTTTCCATATTTTAATATACCAATATGCTTTTGTTCTTTTTCAGGCTTTAAATGGTCTGTTTCTTCAATAGGTGCTACGAAACAATAATTTATATTTGTGTACCATTTATCATTTTTTTGGTACACATATATTTGTTCCGGGTACGCAAAGTACATATCGTCTTTGAAATAGGTACTACCATTTTTCTCTTTCCCACTCATACCATAATATCTTCTAAATATATTATGATGTATAAGAACTATATCCCCTTTTTTTATTGGAGTCTTAAAGTTCTTAGGGGTTTCTACAATTACCGCTTTTTTATTTATGTGACGAAAGCTTTCTATATTAGCGTTGGTTATTAACTTTTTTTCACCAACATTAATATCATTATTGTATCTTTCGCCTAACGGCTTAACTATAAAACATTCTAAGCTTCTCATTAATATTCTAAATCATACTCGACCGATATGGACATGTGAGCATTAAATTTCTTCCAAGGCAATACCTCGTCTTCTTTTTTTATGTAGATATTATAAGAATTATCTTGATCTTCAAATATAATATTAGAAATAGTATGACCACCATACACTTGCTGTCCTACAGCATAATGCATGGCGTCATTTTTATAATCAGATCCTATACTTATTTTCCTTATATTACTTGCCATCAGTTTCTACTGCTGTGTAACTACCATCTTCTAAATTAATGTTTACAGGTCCATATGCTTCTTCAAGCAATTTTTTCTGTTCATTAATATTTTCATTAATTGCAGCTACTTTATGCAATTCCGAATGCTTTTGAGCCTCTAGGTAACCTATAGTTCCTAATACTTTATTAAGCTCTGTTTGCTGCTCTTGAATGTTTGTTAATTCTTGTTCTGTGATTTTACTCATTTTATTAAATTTAATTGTTAGTTATTATTTTTATTATTACCTATACTTTTCGCTTTTTCCCAAGTTCTCCCAACAAAGTAAGCACCATACACCGTTACTAATAATGTTTGAAATATTGGTATATATTCTTCAGCTATTTCAAACTGACCTATATTACCATCAAAGAAAGCCAAAGACGTAAAAATTACAGTTAAATATATTAATATAAAAGGCCTGATGTTTTTACTTAAAAAGCTATCAGACTTCATATCTGCTTCCCAACGCTTGCTAACTTGCTCTTGAGCTTTAGTATCCGCGTCTTCTAATATCTGCTGTATTTGTTTCTTTACTTCTAACCTTTCCTCGTCGGTAGTAGTAAGCTTGTCAATGACGTTACCAATTTCTTTGATAACGCCACCTGATAGCCACTGAATTATCTTTTTCATTTATTTACAACCGCAGACTCTTCCGCCTCCGCTACCGCTTTTTCTTCCACCCCGGCCACTCGTGTCTATGCCTTTCAAACTGTATGTTCCACTTTTACCTTTAAATGATGTTAAAGATGGTGGGGGTGGTGTTTTTTTAGTGTTGGTTGGTTTCTTTGGAATAATTATTGATGCGGTTGGCACCATAGGAGTAATCTTTATACCTACTGGTTTTACGTCAAAAGTTTTGTAAGACCTTGTTTTAACTCCAGATGATGTAGCGCTAGCGTTAAACTTTTTAGCCGCTTCTACGTCTCCGCCTTCTGCCTTAAGTTGTTTATAAGATTTCTTAGTAGTAGCATTTCCGCTTCCACTTGTCGTATAGGGGGTTGATGCGGTATGCGTAGTAACACCTGTATCGCTAGTTGTTTTAGTTCTGGTAGTTTTACCGTAAACTTTTTTTCCTTTAGAAGCGTTAGCTTCAGCTTTCTTTTTAGCTTCTGCTTTTGCTTTTGCTTCTTTAGTAGGATCAGTATGACCTGCTTCATGTGCATATAGTGGGCCTCTTTTATAAAAAGGAGTTCCGTCAGATACTGTACCTAAGTTTTTAGCAGGAGCAGTTGAAGATGCATTACTCTTTGCATGCGCTTTTGATGCCTTTCCTTTTTCCTCAGCTTTTTTATTATCAGCCTCCCTAGCTGCTTTTGCTATTTTGTATTCTTTTATTCTTCGAGCCTCTGTTTCAGGAGAGTCATTAACACTCTTTTTACCAAGGGGTTTATTTTTGTTTGCTTTTTTAGCTGGATCTTTATGTCCTTTTTTGTGTGGCATGGTTATGATTTTTTAGATTTTTTTTCTTTCTCTGCTTTTCTTTTTGCTAATATCAAAGCTTTTCTTGAGGCCTGCTTTGCTTTATATTCGTTTCTTTTTGTTTCTTGTTCTGCTTTTTTGTTTGCTCTAGCCGTAATCATACTCTGTTTTTCAGCGGCTTTTTTAGTTGAAAAATCTTCTTTTTTCTTTTTAAGGTTTGCTTTATGGGTGTCACGCTTAACAGAACCTTTTGCGGTTTTAGTTAATGTTGTTCCAGATGTCACCTTCCCCCCTTTAACTGTAACACTACCGCTTTTCCTTAATTGCTTTTTAATATCTCTTTTGGAAACATTTTTATTAGCTTCGTCATATACAGGCCCCTCAGATCCATATCCAGCAGTAGTACCACCTTTGCTTTTACGCACGCTTATTATATTTCTTTTGTTTCCGGGTTGCGACCCTATTTTTACACTTGTTCCACTACCACCTTCTGAGTAAGCTTGACTACCGTATCCTGCTTGAGCAGCATTATATAAATCTTTGGCTTGCTTTCTTGTAGCTTTTTTAGAAACATTTTTAGAAGAAGGTTTAACCGCTTTTTGATATGTGTAATCATCAGAACCTTCACTACTGTGAGTGTGTCCTTCTGGTGCGCCATGGCCTTCACTGTGTACAGGAGACCCATAGTTTATTCCAGATAAATGACCAATTTGACTTCCGCCACTTTTCATATGCACAGGCGCTCCATACATCGTTGCAGCACTGTCGCTAGTACTACCTAGTCCACTACCTTCTTTTAGTTTGCCAGCTATATCTGCTAACGGGTTGGATTTTTCTTTTCCAAAGTTTTGGTTATATGCCATGTTATTATTATTTAGTTTTTATTTTATGCATTTTTATAAGCTTCTTTTTCCCAAGGTAAGTTTTCAGCACCTTCTTGCATTTGAGATCTTGGATATTTTTTACCTTTCCAAAATACATCTGTATCAGTATAGCTTAGATCACCTCTGTTCATTTGATCTATATGTATCAATTCGTGATCTATTACTTCTTTTCTTTGTGCTGGGTTAGAAATGTTTTGATTCAATATAATGGTGCCATTATTATTGGCTTTACCTAAAACTCCTTCCTCCATATTAGTATTGTAAATGGGCGTGTTGTCAATATCGTATGGTGGTGATTCTAATTTAAAAGCCATTTATTTATTTTTATATGGAAATATTTTGTTTAAAGCACTTTGTCTCTTTTGGCAACCGCAGTCACCAGGAAGCTTATCGACTAATTTTTTAATACCCGTTGATTTTGTAAACTTAGCAACTGTGTCGCCGAATCCTTTAGATCTCATAGTATTAAAATCTACTACAGCACCATCGCCTTCTTGCTGCCTTACCTCTTTCTCCGTCCCAACTCTTAGACCTTGAGCAAAATGCTTTCTGTCTTTTATATGGTTTAGTGCCTACTTTAGCTTTACAATTAGTAACTGCTTTTTTAAGCTTGCTACCTGGATTGTCTCTCTTATACTTATTTACACCAGCTTGAGTCATACCCCCTCCGGCAGCCGCTCCTTCTTTATTCTTAGACTTTACGGCATTGTAATAGCCTAAAGATTTTTTCTTAGATGGTGCAGGTGGTTTTTCTTTTTTTAAAAAAGGTGATGAAGCTTGTGAGTATGCCATTATTTTTTATCTTTAAGTTCTAGCCACTTATGGAGAGTATACCCTATAGTGACAATAAGCAAGATTATTTTTAAACCCATTTCTATTCTAGTGAAAGTAGTTACCCCTAGCGTCAAGGAGTTAATTGCGTAAAGTTTTATATCGCCAGCACTCATTATCCTTTTGCTTTAGCGGTGATCGGTGGCTGCAAATCATAAGATTTACAAGGATACTTTTTTATTTGCATTCCAGTTATACCTGAGCTGCTACCTTTTCCCATAGGGAAACCTGCTGTATCTAGAGGTCCATCCCATACTGCGTTTTCACCTGTAGTTCCGTTTTTTAATGCTTTGTTTTCCATGTTTTATATATTTGTTTTATCCTCCTATTGCTGAGTAAGATGTTTCTGGTTTTTCGAATAATGCGCCTAATTCCGCTGAAGCGCTAATTTGAGGTGATTCTATCATATTAGGTTTGCCTTGTACACTAGCTGCTCTATCTGCGTCGGTTCCAAACATTCCCTCTGCTGCCATTTTAGTGTCTGGAGAAAAGTTGGATTCTGTAGCCATGTTTGCAACGCCTCCAGTTATAGCTGAAGCCGCTCCACCCATATCTTCTGATACTGGTGCTGCTCCTATATCTGGCGTGGATTGAGAAGATGCATCTCCTCCTTGTTCTAAAGCTACTAGCCTTTCGTCAACTGAACTTTTCCATTCATCACCGTTTCCTCCAGCTTGGCTATTTCTTCCCCTACCTCTTTTCCTTGCCATTGCAGCAACTTTACCTGCAAGACCTCCGCCGCCGCCGCCTAATGCGCTTGCTATTCCTGATGCCATATTATAATTTTTTTGCTATTGTTGAGAATTTTTTATAAGTTGCCGGAGAGAAAGACCTTCCTAGAGATGCGTCATCGCTCTGCGGGGTTAACTCCTTAAATTCTACATTAGTTGGATTAAACTCTTTAGTACGAGCAAAAGGTTGTGCGATGTCAAATGGACGGGTGTCATCAAACGTTCCAAACTTACCATCATCCCCTGCTCTCCTTTGCTTAAATTTTTCAGTTTTTGATTCAGACCTTCTTGTAGTCTCCACCATTCTTTCTTTATTACGTTGAGCTTCTCTTTTTGCTCTCTCAGTATCACGCTGAGTTCGTCTTTCTTTTTTACCTGTTAACCTAGTGGCTTTAGCTGTTTTACCTTGCTCATTTGCTTTATCAATTCTTTTGTCAAGATTCGTTTTTTTAGGCTTGTCTATTTGGCTTATTACTTCATCTGCCTTTGAAGGTATTGTCAACCCCTCAAGAGGGTTATTTGCCAAAGCAGCATAGCCGGAAGTATCGCCTACCACTACATCTACTTTCGCTCCCTGTATCGGTCTCGACTTTATTTGAGGTCCTGTTCCAAAATCAATTGCCATAGTTTATTTTTTTAATTGCCTGTGTTAAAACTTTGTCAGTATAACTTTTAGGCTTCTTTATTAATGGTATCTCTTCTATATCTAACATCATTTTGTATATTCTAGTTATAAGCTGTCTACACTTAAACGATGTTTTATATATGTGGTATTTTTGTGTTGTTCTATTCCGCTTTCGCCAAACAACTACCCAGCCTTCTTTCAAAAGTCTATTCCACCTTTGACTATCCCAGCTATATGCAAGAGTACCTGTAAGATAATCTTGCTTTGTAAAAAGATCCAAGCAATCAAAATAAATTAACAGCTCTAAGTCTGCATCTTGAAGGTTGTTGTCCTTACTAGCCCATCGTCTTATTATTCGATAATGTTTTAGTAGATTCATGTCTCGCATGACATCCACATCTAGCCTTTTCATAAAACAACAACAATGTCCTGTAATTTTATTACCTGGAATATCTCTTTTTGTATTTCTATATTATGCCCAGCTGCTTTGTCAAAATAAACTCTGCTACCTGGTTCTATACCAGAAACTTCCTCCCCCACTGAAACAACTTCTGCTGTTTTGTAACGAATATCTTCTTTCTGGTTTTCCGTAAGAATCAAGCCTCCTTTTGTTTTAGAGGCTTGTTCTTTTTCTTTCTTTATTATTAAATTTCTACCTATTGCTTTCATCTCCGACTCTTAAGTTATTGATTACACAATCTGTTGATATAATAGTATTGGCTACACTAGCCGCGTTTTTTAAAGCACTTTTTGTTACCAGCAGCGGATCAACTATACCCGCTTTAATCATATTGACCATTTTTCCTGTAACCACATTAAGACCTTTATTTTTAGATGTGGGATAAACCTCATCAAGACCTGCGTTATGCAATATTGTTTTATAAGGTGCTTTTATAGCTTCTAATAAAACCTTTTCGCTTTTGCTTTTACCTGTGATTAAAGTGGACGCATTTAATAATGCAATACCACCACCGGGAACTATACCTTCTTTTATCGCGGCTTTGGTAGCACAAATTGCATCTTCAGCCCTATCAAATTTTTCTTTTAACTCTACTTCTGAGTCGGCTCCAACTTTGACAATAGCCACTTTAGCGGAGAGACGAGCAAGACGTTTTTCAAGCTTATGCTTTTGATTTGGATTAAGCTCTTCGTCGTATTGTTTTTTAAGCTCAGATGCCAAGCTTTCAACTTCTGCAGGCATTGTATCAATTTGGATAATAGTTTCTGTATCATGGCTTACTGATTTTAAGCAAGAACCTAGTAAATCAGGATCTATTAAATCCATATCATCTCCTA